AGGCTTCTAAGTTTTCTTTTGCCCAGCACAGTCTATCCCATAAGTGTGTGCCTTGAAATTCAGGTGTTTCCATTATGCTAAGTCCCCAACACTTAAAAAAGTTAAATCTGCATCGCCAGTAGACCCGTTGTAATCTTGTGTTATAAACGTACAAGATGATGTTGTTGTATAAATTGAACCATTTTCACCAGACGCATTTGGGTCACTAGCCGAACCAGTACAACAGCCTACATAACTATAAATATCAGAAAAAGCAGAGGTCGCTACGAAAGTGTAGTCTCCAGTTCCATTGTCTGTAATAGAGCTGTTATTAAGAGATTTTCTTATGGTATTAGAAGTATTAGTATCTGCCCACACCATATGTTTCGCACTACCCTTGACAACATACTGCGTATCAACCGACCCTGCGGTGCTGTGTTCTAACTGGTCTGCTACAATTTTTCCAGCCATTACGCTAAGTCTCCAAATATTGCAAATGTTTCTGGGTCACAATCAGCTTGATTACCACCTACGCTAAATGGTTTAATTCTTATGTTAGTAGTAGCACTACTAAATACAAAATCACTTCCAACAGACGCGCCAAGTGGGTGGGCGTAATCATCGTTGTTCATTGCAGATGAATATGTAGCTGTGTAATCTCCTGTGCCGTTATCTGTCAGACTCGCCGTGTTAAAGCTATCACGCAAGTTTATCGTGCCTATACCGTCAATACATGACCAAGCCTTCGCCAACCCCTGCTGAAGATTAGTTGTTGTGCTGTTACCTTCGCCTGTAACAGAGATAGAGCCAGCAGTGCTTGTACCAGTGAGCGTGTTTACAAGAAGGGTACTCATGCTAGGTCTCCGTGCGCTGTCATTGAGCAGTTAGTGCCACCCCCATCAGCTGCTGCTGCAGAATTGTCGAACTGTCTGTAAGAAATAACCGAGGCTGAATCGTTATCAACAACATCATTGCCTAAAGTGTAATGATTGCCGCCACCAGTTAAAGAGTATCCAGTTGCTGAACCAAAGGCGTTTGTTATGTTAGCTGCCGCATCACCAGTTCCCGTATCCGTCATGCTAGAGATATTAAAACTGCTCTGGATTGTAGGCGTACCCATAGCAAACTGAATCCAGACTTTTGCCGCATGTTGCTTAGTCAGCGTTACAGGGCTGCTACCATCACTTGCTACGATTGTATCTGCTTTTAAGGTACTCATAGCGTCACCAATGTACCACCGCTTTCAACAGTCAGGGTAACACCTGAGTTGATGGTAAGTGGTCCTGTTACGTTAGCGTTTTCTGTGGATAGAATAGTTGTGTTTGTAGCAAGAGTTTGAGCATTTGTTCTAAACAGACCCCCAACCTTAAAATTACCTTTGTTTTCTGCGGCAGGGACAATAGTGCCTTCCTGTGGCGCAAGGTAGTTTACAAAGATGTTTCCTGTGCCGCTAGACGGCGCGGCGGTGAAGGTAAGTGTTGTGCCGTCAGGAACAGTGTAGGCGTTGCTATCCTGAACAACACCATCAACTGAAACGAGTATGTCCTGAACAGAATTAACAGTCGTGTTTAAGGTAAAGGTCGTGTCAGATCCGTCACCGTTAAACCGTTGCACTGAAGGAGTGCTTTGAAAGTTAACCGCAGGTACGCCGCCAATATAAGGCATTAGGTTATCTCCATAATACTCAAAGTCGCATCAATCTTAGCTGATGTGTCGCAGTCTATCTTTAACACATCGGTAGTCTGCATAACCACTTTGTTACCCGCAAGCAGCTCTATAGAAGAACCTGCTGGAATAGGTATGTCCTTTGCTAGAAAAACAGTTTCGTTTGTTTCAGTGTCTGAGGTATCTGATACAAGTTGTACATCCGCAGTTACCTGACTGGTGTTAATGTTACAAAGCATCAAGCCAAGAACAACTGAAGTTGTTGAACTCGGTACAGTGTATAAAGTCAAAGGTGTGCCAGCGGAGGTTGGCATAGCACTGTTTGTCTTTACTTTGAAAGTATTTGCCATCTTTTTATCCTAACGCAATTGCCAAAGCTGTAGCATCCCCTGAAGAAATGTCCGTAATAAACGTGGTGCTTGCCGCCATTGTTGAAGTAAAATCAGTGACCGCAGCACTTGATCCATTACCATCGCAATGAATGATCCTGGATTCGCCATTTGCTAAAGTAACATTTGCTCCAGATCCTTGGCTGAATATAACAGACTGACCAGAACTGTTGGTAACAAAATAAATTTTTTCTGCATTGTTGGGTGCGACTGTTATGGTGTGAGTACCAGAAGGTGAACCAGAACAAATTAAAACTTTGTTCATACCGTCACTAACTGTACCATCTGAGGTGGTTAGAGTAGAACTGGTGCCAGACAATGTAAGAGTCACATTACCATTTAAAGCAGTGTCAATGATGTCAAAGTTGGTGTTTGTGGTATCGCCCCAAGTGCCTGATTGTTCACCAGTGGCTGGTTTTTCGATACCAGTGTTTGTGGTATAGCTACTTGCCATTTATGCTACCTCTTTCCAATTTGGAGTGCTTGTAACCGTTATGTCGCTCCAAGTGTTAGTCGTAGACGGCACAATTTCCTGTACATTTGCATCTTGGTCAGGGACAATCCTGCCCCACACGGTTACAATACCAGTATTTGTAGTGGCTTGCAATCCTGATACACCCACAGCCATATCATCTACTTCTACGACCCCAATAGAAGTTGTGGCTTGTAGTCCACTTGTTAAAGTAGATGCGGCACAAGAAACGCTAATTGTACCTAAAGATACCGTAGAAGAAACCCCTGTTGGAAACACGTTAGCAGAGGCTGAAACTTGTTCTTCACCAAACCCTATAGACCCAGTGAGACCTGTTTCTTCAACAACAGCACCGCCAGCCGCTAAAACTGTTCCTATGGCTGTTGTAGAACTAAGACCTGTAGCTACTACAAGAGCACCTGCGGTGACGGCTTCCGCGCCAACAGTGCTTGTACCACTTACTCCCGTAACAGCGTACTTTGATTCTAAGGTTACAGAACCAACAGAACCAGAAACAGCCTGCCCACCAACGGAAATGGCACCACCAGCTTGAACGACAATAGAGCCAAGGGCAGAGGTAGCTGACGGTCCTGTAACGGCAATACCTGCTGAACCTGTGACGGACTCTGAACCTAAAGCACTGGTAGCGGTTACCGCAGTTACAGAAACATTTACATTAGTAGCAGTGCTGCTGTTCCACGCACCTTCGCCCCAGGTGCCTCGACCCCATCCAGAATTAGCCGTATTGGGTATCTGAACAAATACACCAAAACTCTGTATCTCATCATTAGTGCCTTGGGCTGTCGCCGTTGCGCTTACGCCAAGAACACCTAATATTTCAAGGTAAGCATAGATAGCACCAGAAGTCGCGCCGTTTTGCGCGGAGTAAAACTCTAAAGTGCCATTGTTAATAGTGACTTCGGGAGAGCGAAGCCAAATATCATTGTTGCTACCACCACTACTGGTTTCCGCATAAAGGTAAAAACTACCAGTATTACCAGAAGTATTACCCGTATTGCTAGAAGGAGTACCGCCGCTATCCCTTACAAACTTGCCTGAAGCACTAGTAGAAGTTCCCACTGCTTCCCATGAAGCAGGATATTCAGAAGCTATGGAGTCTAAATTTCCAGAAGATACTTGAGAATTATCAACGGAGGCGTTGGTTTCAAAACCCTGACTTGAAGAGAAGTCAGTAAAACTATTCCCGCCGATATTAAAATCATCAAGCTGGATGTCACCTGTAAAAGAGCTTCCAGACTGATAAAGTACAACAATTCTTGCCTGCTTACCAATGTAAGCAGATATATCCGCTGTTCGCTGCGTCCAAGTCGCGTCATTCTGCGCGGGTATGCTTATTAAGCGACTTGTAAGCTGTAAAGACATAGGAAAAAATCCCTATGTCTTATGCAATACGAATAATCGCGTTAGATGCGTTTGCAGTTGGGAACTGAATTGTAAAAGTGCCTGATGTTGATGTCTTATCAGAACTAAAATCAAGAGCCGCAACAGCCTTGTTTGAGTCTGATGAATTGTAAATCAACGCGCCACGAGCAGTAATAGTTGCTGTGGTAAAGCTCAAATCTGCAAAATCAGTAAATGCGGTTGTACCAGAGGTGGTCGGGGTAACATTTGTCAAAGACCCGCCGCCTGATGCGTAAGAACCACTGTTTGCAACTTCACCTGTGGTTGTGAACGCTGTTGTAGCCGCTCCCAGTGTAGCAGTCGTGCTAGACTTACCGCCACCACCAACAGCATAAAGGGCTAACTTAAACGTGTCCCCAGATGAGTTTGTAAAGTTATGTGTCCCCACAAGAAGCTCTTGCTTAAAAGAGGTACACATTGCTTGTGTAATAGCCATTTCTATATTCTCCTAATGAGGTCAGCCATTTCGCTGTTTCCAGCTTTCATCATTTTATTGGCAATAGTACCACGTTCTTCGCGCCTTGCCAATTCAATGTAATGATACAATACTACACGCAAATGATTTTGAAAAGCCTCAGCTTGATCTCGTATAGCAGGAGGAGCTTGATTAGATACGCTCATTATCTTATCCATAGCCAGTTCAACAATTTGTTCTGAACTATGTCCACCCTCGTCTGAAGTCATTACATTAACAGGATTTACATTTATACTACCTGATATGTTAAGCACTTTTTTCCTCCTTGTAGCTTACGTTAGGTACATCATGTCTTCCAATAAGAACAGGTTCTTTTATATCTAACGGTTCTGGTGGATCTAAACTGGTATCTTCAACAGCCTCTTCAATCTTACTTTTTCTTGATATTATTAATTGACCGTTTTGAACTCGTTGAACCAAAGGATCAGTTAAACGATGATACCCGTATAATTTTTCTTCTTCAGGAACATTAGTATCAAGAAGGCCAGAATTTGGTGCAATTTCTATTTGAATGCCCTTAGAGATTGCAAAAGCACACCAAAACTCTACACAAGCTCTACCTGCTTCTGCAAAATGAATATTTTGTTTGTAACTAAAATCAACACCAAAAATGTTTATTTTACTCACTTGTGCAGCAACAGCATAAGCCAAAGCATAAGATACAGTGTTGTTAAAATAGGCTATTTCTGTTTTAGTAATTACGTCATAAAGTGGATACTCTACTATTTCAGGCACTCGTTCATCCAAACAACAGGAATAAATTGGACCTTTGTTTGGGGTTTGTAATAAAAATTCTTTTGCTATACCTGTTTGTTTTCCAGCCTTAATGTCATCTAAAAAACGCGAAGCAGGATCCATCATAAAAGTACGGTCAACATGAAATATACCGCCAATGCAGTTTATACCCCAAACTTCATCATATTTATTTGATACTATTCTGGATTTTACATAGTCGCTAAAGCTGCCGCCGAGAGCGACAATGGCTATGTTTTTGCCTTTTAACTTTTGCATTATTGCTTTTGCACCCTCGTCAAACCAACCCTGTATGCATCTGTGTTTTCAACAGCTTCAGCGTAAATTTTTAGTCTAGTTAAAGACTCTGTAAATCTTTTTTCGTATAACTGAGTTATTGTTGGTTCTCCCTTCATAAAAGTATATGCCTCAACTAAACACCCGTATAACAATACATCTGGAGCATTTTCCCCAAACCAAGATGTGCCTGAACTTGAAGAAGTTATAGATTGTGGCCTATAGTAATAATGTAGTTCCGCCGTGTAAGATTGATTAGGAGTTGGAGCTAGGATAAGATTGTCTACATCAAACAAAGCATAGTATTTTGGAAGCCCAGTCACCGTTGGATCTGGAGAATATTCTTGCAAAAAATTTACATCTTTCTGAAGCAAAAATTCATTTGACCCGCTGTTTATAATTGAAAGTGAAAATGTGGCTAAATAATCACTAGGTAAAGCTAAAAACTTATTACCAGAAGTTACTGATGCGGTAACATTTTTCCTAAAATAATCTAAATCAACAAGTTTAAGAATACGCTCTTCTGTGTTTTCAATAAAGTTGTTGAGGTTGTTAACAAACGTGGTTTCATCATTCTCCACGTAGTCTTGTATTGCTTGTTTTAATGTTGTTAACGTATATGTCATGGTGTATTTGCCTGTCCGCCCATACCAGAATGATTCGTGCAGTAATAATAAAGGGTTGGTGCGCCAGAATCTACAGTTATTTGTGTGTAGGCTCCTGAAGAACCTGGAGTACCGCTTGTAGAAACTCCTGTGGTATATTCTAAGCCACCAGCATGTGTGCCATTAGATGTAGTGGAAAATCTTAAAGGATGCCCTGAATTACTGGAATCTGATTGATCAAAACGATATGTGCTGCCTTCAGATAAGGTTACTGTAGCCTGTTGCACGCCATCTATGTAGTACTTATTACCATAACCAGTACTGACAACTGTTACTGTAAATATTTGAGCTACACCTCCGTCAATAGATACACCTACAGAACCAACGGAGGTTGTTGCGCTAACGCCTGTAAGATTAACAGTTGCATTAGGGGTAACTATAGAATTAAGAGATATTGTTGCACTGATACCAGTTAAGGTAACACTGACACCTGTTGGGGTAACAACATCATCACTAAAAGTAACTGTGCCAACTCTGCCACGCATAAATACAGGTTCTGTAAACCGAAGAGTTTCTGTATTAAAAGATGGAAAAGTAACCTTTGCTGGTATGATATTGTTAGTATCAGGTCGAGGATCTCTTAGTGCCTGCGGGTCTATAACAGTTCTTCTAGGCTCCAGTTGTGGGTGCTTCTCTTCATACTCGTCTGGACCTACCTTTAAACCATTCCATTCGGTTTTCATATCTCGTAAACGATAACGAAAGCCAGAACGGTCTGATATACCATATGCATTTTTACCAGAGGCAAAGGCCATCACACCCTCAAATATTGAATATCAGGTTGTAGTTTAAGAGATACTCTATCTTCATCCTCGTCAGCGGCTCTTTGAAACTCTTCTTCATAAACAGTTTTTAACAACTGAACCAGTTGAGGATTCTTCTTTAATGCAATGTAATATGATAAGCCAGCAACAGCACAGGGTAAGAAACGGAAAGGAAGGTCTACATCATTAGTAAGCGTGTCAGCATCCTGTATTCTTTGAACATAATAATACACTAACTGATCGGTGCTGTTTTCTGGAGTAGGCCATAAAGTTATCTGAGGAATTGTTTGCCTATTGAAGTAATACTGACTAGGACGGCCTTGTGTTGTCTTGTCTGGAACAGACAAATAATCCCCACGACTAACTTTCATAATATTGATATCAGTATTGCTTCTTCTAACAACCACTTCAAGTAAATCAACGACATCGCTTGTCAACGTTTCGGTGGCTTGTCCTTGTGTTAATGTTATGGTGTTTTGTTGAACAGTCCAAAGATTAACGCCTCTGTTTGCCCAATCCGCAAACATCAAGTTCATAGAGCGGCGTGCAGTGCGAGCATCGTAACCAGTGCGAAGTTCTAATCCACACCTTTCATATGCTTCTTCTATAATGTCTGAAACATCGAGAGCGAAGTCCCTTGAGTTTGAAGTAGCCATCACTCTTCCTCATTGTAAAGGTTATCAAATATCCTATTCACATCTAGTGTATAGTCTAAATCACTTTTTGAATAGTGTATATGCTGAGAAGGCTTGAAGTGTGGCGCACCTTCACCTGTTTCAAACCAAGCAGGGTGTGTAACTCTTACACGATTATTGGGCAGTGCAACGATGTTTCCTGTCCATTCACCAGCATCAAGCAGTTGCAAAACATGACTTTGTTTATGCTGCGCTGGGTCATCTGCTATTTCGGACTCGGAGTAATCTACTGTAAACAAGTATTTTGCAGGAAAAAACTCACTGTTTATCTTAGCCAACCAAGGGCAGGGCGTAGCTCGGTCTATCACATAAACAGCGTGATTATGCGATGAACAATCCCAAGGTTGAGCATCATATGTGTTCATGGGTTCAGGCCATTCCTCTAAAGGTATGTCAGCAACTAGAGCGGTTATGGGCATCCTAGCCCACATTGCACCTCCATGTACCGTATCTTCCTCTTCACCTTCTGCTTCACTTCCAGTAAATATAACTTGGAAACTCAGACATCTGTTAGGCATGGACGTTACGCCAACGACCATCGCGTGCAAAAACTCACCATGATAGTCCTCATGGTTATGAGTATACTCGCGCCGCACCCATGCCTTAAAGTAGGGAACATTGCTATATAAATATGGCATTAGGCTTTAGATACTTTGTATCCTAGCTTTTTAGCAGCAGCACGAAGTTGTGCAACAGTCATTTTTTTGCCACCAGTAGAACCGCCTTTGGACATCATTCTCATCTTTTTACCGCCCATTGCGCCGCCTTTAGCCATTCTTCTGACTTTACCACCAGCACGGTAGCCTTTCTTCTTCATCACTTTACCACCAGCACGGTAGCCTTTCTTCTTCATAGCCATAATTACCTCCTATGACTGCGTTACTGCGCCCTTCGTGCGCTTTCTACGGTTAGACATTATCACACCGCAACCTCTTGCAACAGCGGTGCCTGGAATCTTTTTGCCTCTAAACTTGCGTTTAGAAGTTGTTTCAACCACGCCGCCTGAGTTAAGGTTGCGAACCTTGGCCTTCTTAGTGTTAGCAACCACTGTTTGGCCCTTGCTACCTGCTTTCTTCTTTTTACGAGCAGTTTTTGCACGCTCTTGTTTTGAAAGGCTTTGAGCTTTTTTGCGCGGCAAACACCTGTCAGGGTTCTTCTTATCTTTAGATGTACCACATTTACCCTTGATGCTTCCATCAGAGCCAATGCGAACCCAGTCCTGTTTTAGCCATTCTTTAAGCTCACCCATTACTTGCCCTTTCTTTTACCGCCCTTAGACTTCTTGGCATAGTTCGGGTCTTTACAATATTTTGATGCAGCAAGGTTTGCATATGCACTTGGGTATGTATCAAATGTGCGCTTTGCCCAAGCCTTGCCTTCTGGACATATTTTGCTGCCTTTTGACTTTTTAGAAACCTTACCACCTTTTTTATAATAGGTGAGTCCTTTTGGTGTGCCGCTACGCTTTTGCATTTTCTCTAGCCTTTCTCAAACTTTCTTTGCCTTTTTTAAAAATGCTTACAACTTGATTCTTGCCCATAACTTTTGCTCTTTGCTCACCAACCGTAAGTATCTGTATTTTTCTAGCAAACGGTTTGTTTAACTTTTTAACTTTTGCTACCGTCTTTCTTGCATCTGTCGGAGTTGCAAACTTTATAGATACAGTGTCTTTTGGGTTTTCGTCAGTATAGAGTCTTCTGCCACTTCCCTTTGGTTTTTTACCTGTGCCTACTTTAGGATCTTTTCTTTTTGCCATTTAGCACACTTTTCAAAGTTCTTGCTTGTTTTGCGTGAGTTCTTGAAGCCTTTTGTAAGCCCCTCATAACCTTTTTAACCTTTGCTTTTTTTGTTCTATTCATTTTTTTCTCTTCTTTTTAGAGGCACAATGTGCTCTTTCGCTAAAACCACGGGGGCGTTTACAGTTTATTTTGGCTTTTCGCTTCTTGCTCCACTTTTTCTTCTGTGGGGGCTTGGAGATCTGGCTTGCGAGTTGTCCACGCGATATTGTCATTAACCCTCTCCTGTAGGTAATAATCCCAAAGTTCTGCTAATAATTTATGGTTTTGGTCTACCTTAACGGAAATGACGGCAGTTTCTGTTTTTAACTCAACAACAGAAAAAGCTATCCAACCGATAAACGCAAGGCTTGCGCCACTAATTAAGGTGCTTATGTTTAACACTTCCACCTCCGCCTTGCCTGACGTAAACGGCTGTTAGGATTCTTAGCCGCTTTAGGAAACTTCTTCATTTGACCTGCGCTACGCGCACAAAACGATTTACGCCTTTTAGCAGCGGCAGAACCTTTTTTAACTTTGCCAGTCACTGCGGTTTTAAGTTTAGAACCAGGGTTTTCTCGCCTATAACGAGCAACACCAGCCTTAGTCATTCCCGCTCCACTTTTAGTAGAGCGGAAATACTTTTTGGTTTTGGGTGGTTGCTTGTCTCTTTTACGAGCCATATTACTACCCAAAGAAAGCGGTTATTGAGTCCACGGCTGTCAACGTGACATGACAGCCATCTTCAAATATAATCCCGTGATCAGGAATAGTGATTTGAGTGTCATCACCAGCAACAAAGGTCATAGTCAAAAGTGTTGTGCCAGAACCACCACCGCTTCTAAAAACAGCCGCTGGAGAACCACTACCTGCTGAACGCACAACAAACGATTTTAATCGGGTTCTACCGCCAATTAAACTTCCTGTTGACGTAGCAGTTTTTGCAAAAATAGAAGCAGCCATATCAGCCTCCTATTAAGCAGTTGGTGAATCAGAAGCAATACCAAAGAACTTCAGAGCAATAACCGCGCCACCTGTGCCTGCTGCACCAGAGATTACAAGTTCAACTTCGTCAGCAGTCTCTGTAGCAGCGGTGGTTGTGCCACCAGACATACCAAGCACACCATTACAAGGGAAGAAACCTTTGAAGCCTGTTGAATTAATAGCGATAGCAATGCCATCTACGAAACCGTCTGTATCAGCGTCTGTACCAATATCAACCAAATTTACGTTGTTAGCCGAAGCACTTGTTACTGTGATGGCAACACCCATAGGAATAAAGTTAGACGGGATTCCGATTGATGATTCTTTATGATCTGTGCCACTCGCAGCGACTGTAATTGAAGTGCTGTAGGTAGACAAAGTCATTTCATTGGTAAGAGCACCTGTGGTGGTGTTCTTAATAATAGTTTTAAACCCGTTCTCTGAACGAACAGGACCGTTAAAAGTAGTATTAGCCATGTACATCTCCTGTCTCGGCTAGTGTCAACCCCCCAATGGAGTTGTCAGGATAATTAACTATACACAAAAAAAGGGCGACTGCAAAGCCGCCCTTTAGTTCCTTGGGAGGGAAATATCTTATGCGCCTGGTGAACCAAACACACAACGTGGGTCTGAGAATCCGAAGCTGTAACGCTCACGAGCCTTAAACCGCATGTTTCCAGTATCAAAGTCTGCTTCCATCTGTGTTGACAATGGCACACGCTCAAAGTGGAGGAAACCACGAGGAGTATCTGTCAAGATGAAGAAAGCGTCCGTATCTGTCAGGAAGTCGTTGACAGCATAGCCATCAGGCAACATTCCCATAGAACGAATTGCATTCACATCATTGTCAGCGGTGCCAACACGAAGATTAGAAACCATCAGACGCTCTGCTACAAACTGTAACTGACGAGGAATAATAAGTTTTGTTCCACGAAGAGCTACTTTTAAACCACGCTCGTCAACGAAACCAGCGATGTTGATAAGAGCGTCTTCCAGAGAAGTTTCGTTCAAATCAGCAGCGGTTGATGGTTCGTTGGCGAATGTGCCGCCGTTTGTCAGAGGGTGAGATGCATCACACAAAGCAACCCCGTCACCACCAGCAAAAGCACCAGCCGTGAAAGCGTTGTTTAGAATTGATGCAGCTTTAACCTGCTTTGAGTGCGCCATTGAACGGGCAAGAGCACGAGTGTAGCGACTTGACAGACGATCATAAAGATTGTCCTCAACAGCCTCTTCAGTAATGCTGAAAGCCAATGCAATGGTTTCATGGTTGTACCGAGCGGTAAATGCTTCGTTGGCATCATCAAAACTGACGGCAGAACCTTCCGCTTTAGTCGGAGCGGCTCCAAAGCCTGATAGCATTACCTCCTCTTCAAATGCACGATCTGAAGACTCGGTGGTGAAAATTTCGGCGTGCTGGTTTTCATACCTGTCATACTCCATTCCAAACAGAGCATTTAGGCCAGGCTCCAGCTCTTTCGCCAGTTGTGCGCGAGAAATAGCCATAACTGAGCCTCCTTATACGCCAGTCGTAGAAACAGTGCCCTGTGCAATGCTACCGTTAGGAGCATTGAAGTGGTTGTTTATACGAACGATTAATGGGATACCAGCAGCACTAAAGTCTGAGTTTTCTGGGTCATCGAGAATACCCATAATACGCAGAGCATGTGTATTGGTGGTAGCGACAGTGTTCAGATCCGCAGTCGCAGAAGAAATACCTGTTGTGGTAGAACCGCTGTTACCTGTTGCAAGCTGAATGTTTGCGAACACCGCTGTACGAAGTTCTGCTTCAGTATCATTAGAACTTTGTACGTTAGATGTTGCAATAGTAAACAACATTGCAGGATCATCATACAGAAAAGCCCTGACGGGGAAATTAGAATCCGCACCAGAACCAGGCCAGAAGTTAGAGAAAATTGTTTCTCCAGTGGTAGAACTGACATATTCGCATCCGTTGAACACACCCACGATTGAAACCGTGCCACCAGCGGCGGCTTGTAGGTCATCAATCACTCCAGCGGCAAGCGGTATTACAGGCATGCCTTGGAAGATTGGGTTGGAGTTGTCAGATGCAATGCGATACTCAGTTGTACCAATGGAGGCTGGGGATGACCCTAGCATGCCATATGGTCTTAGACCAAAGGCTCCATTTGCATTTGCCATGAGAATAACTCCTTCTCACTATGAATCAGAGTCGTTTTTACGACCTCCGAAAGTTACACGACTTTGCCTATCGTTAGTAATAGGCATCGAAGGATGCTGCTCCTTCATTAAGTCCTGATCCACAGCAGTCATTTGTTCGCGAGTCCGTCCTCGGTAATATTCGGTTCTTTCCTGCGCTGTCTCTTCAGGGATTCTTGCCAGCATTAACCCACCGTGTCCAATAACACCAGTATGTGTTCCTTCATCAATTACAGCATAATCAGATTCAGAATACTCATCGGCTCTGACGGGTTCCCATCCTTCGCGAATTTTCGCATGGACGTTAATGTTATCGTCTTCACCTCTGAGAGATGTTCTAATCCAACGATGCCTGTATCCATCTGGAGCATCTGGTGCCTCTAACCGACTTGGCGGTGCCCAAGGCTTTCTGCGCGATGTTTTTTCGCGGGTTTCATTAGACCGTGGTTTTCTTGTCTCACTCATAGCTTAGTCCTTTACATACTTAGCGTATTCTTCAAGTGGAACACCAAGTTTTTTAGCTATAGCTACCTGTGAAGGTGACAACTTGACGGTCCTGCGCCCCTGTTTTGTACTGCGAGATGCGGAGGTAGAAGCAGCGGCGACCCTTTGACCTCCCTCGTTTTCTTTCGATCCCAACTCTTTCGGGAACCGTTCCCTAAGACGAGAGTCTAATTGAGTATAGTACTCATCTTCTGTCCCGTCAAACCCTTCAGTTATTAACTGCCTATCTATGACATATGCGGCTTGGGTCATAATCTCGTCATCACCAAACCATTCATTTTTTTCCGCCCACTTTTGCGCCTTCGGATCTGGAGCTGGCGTCTGCGGTGCAGCACTGGGTTGAACCTGATTATCAGGGGCGGGGGCTGTGACTGTTGCGTCTTCTTCTTGTCGTTGTTTTGCAAGTCTGTGCCTCTCTTGTTCTATGGCAATCTTTGATAACGCCTGTTGCGCATCAAACATTTTTTCAACATCGCCACGGTCATGAGCGTCTTTATAAGCCGCTTTAGCCTGTGACAGTTGACTTTCAATTCGTGTGCCATACTCAGTAATAAACCCACTATCAAGATTTTTAAGACGAGACTGTAGTTGTTCGTTCTCTTCTTTGAGCTTTTCAGCAAGACGAGTTGCCTCGTCTTTGTCTCGCTCTGCAAACCTGTACTTTTCGGTTAGCTTTTTAATACGTTTTTGAACACCCTTGCTATAGTTATCCAGCTCATCATCAGATGAAGCTGTAGTATCGCTAACCTCAACATCATCCGAAACATCAGTTTCCGAAACAACTTTCTTAGGCTCGTCATCAAGAGTAACTTCAACATTCTCTTCTTCAACGACTTGTGTTTCAGCTTCCGCCATCTCATTCTCCTTAGACATGCTTTACATCATCTGGTTCAAGTATTGTCGCGATAACCTCATCATCGTTGATTATACGCACTTCACCACCATCAATCTTAAATCTAGAACCAGCGTATCTGCCGATACACACCCATTTGCCTTCTTCACACCAAGGCACTGGATTTTCACCAAACTTGCTCGGGTCTTGATAAGCCAAAGGTCCTAATTTTAAGACATACGCAACAACGGTGGCTAACGCCTCACGTTCACGCGCTTGATCTGGAATGTAAATACCACCGTCTGTTTTAGCCTTACCAGCGTAAGGCATAACAAGAACTCGCCAACCTGTTGGCTGCGGTAGTCGCTCTGTTAAGGATTTATCTATCAGGTTCGGGTCTAAAACCCTATC